ATGAATCAGCGTCTGATTATCAAAACCGCTTTGAGTGCCGCTATTTTGGCCTCGCTGGCTGGATGTGCTTCGCAACCTGCTCATGAATGGAATGCAGATACCACTTATAAATTGACTGTCTTACACACCAACGATCACCACGGTCGTTTTTGGCAGAATAAACACGGTGAGTACGGCATGGCCGCGCGCAAGACGTTGATCGATGATCTGCGTGATGAAATTCAAGCAGAAGGAGGCAGCGTGCTGTTGCTGTCTGGTGGTGATATTAATACCGGCGTTCCTGAATCTGATTTACAAGACGCTGAACCAGATTTCAAAGGCATGAGTAAGATTGGCTACGACGCGATGGCGTTAGGCAATCACGAATTTGATAATCCGCTAGACGTGCTATTCAAACAGCAAGATTGGGCTAACTTCCCAATGCTGTCAGCCAACATCTACGACAAAAAAACGGGCAAGCGTTTATTCCAACCTTACGCGATGTTCAATAAGCAAGGCATTAAAATTGCGGTTATTGGTCTGACAACAGAAGATACCGCGAAGTTGGGGAACCCTGAGTTTATCGGTCAAGTGGACTTCCGCGACCCGAAAGCGGAAGCGAAAGAGCTGATTGCAGAACTGAAAAAAACAGAAAATCCGGATCTGATTTTCGCTGTTACGCACATGGGTCACTACGAAAATGGCAACCGTGGCATCAATGCGCCGGGTGATGTAGCTTTGGCGCGTTACCTTAATGAAGGCGATTTGGACATGATTGTGGGTGGTCACTCACAAGAGCCCGTTTGTATGGAAGGTCCTAACGTTATCAAAAAGAACTTTAAACCGGGTGATGAGTGTCAGCCAGACCAACAAAACGGTACTTACATTGTTCAGGCGCATGAGTGGGGTAAATATGTTGGCCGTGCCGATTACGAATTCCGTAACGGCGAACTATCAATGGTGAGCTACGATCTTATTCCGGTAAACTTGAAGAAAAAAATCAATGTGGATGGTCAATCACAACGTGTGTATGTTCAAGATGAATGTATAGAGACTAGTAATATGAACAATATAGAAAGATAGGGATTTGGCGGGAATTTGGCGGAACAAACGGGATTTTGATTTTGAAAAAGCTAGTGATGACGCGGGGTTTGGGCTTTTAAAGCTTAAGCCCCGCTTTTGTTTTTGGTGCTTTGTATAATCTTAGCGTTTTGAACAATCCTTTTTAAAAATCATATTTTGGACTATTAAATTGAACATTGTGTATTTTGTGGTTCTCGGCGTTTAAAGAACGTTTAAACATTTAAATTCTAATCGCCGATGTCCTTTGCGATGTGGACTACTTGGCCTACGACCTCAAACTGGTGCTGTTCTTCTTTTGGGATGTCCAGCGCACTGTAAAAACTGTTATCGCTAATCAACCGCCAGGTTCCCAGCATACTCTGATAGCGCTTTACAAATAGCTCATCCCCGTTTCTGAAGATGTAGATGTGACCATCTGATGGTTTGTTTCTTCCTAGGTGAACAACTAACGTATCGTTATTGTGGATCGTTGGTTCCATGCTGTCACCTTTTGCCCAAACTATCGCTAAATCTTTTTCTGTAAAACCTCTGTATTTCAGCCACTTGCGTCTAAATGCTAAATGTCTGGTTGGCTCAAGTTGGTCTGGGTTAAGTGCTCCATGCCCTGCTGATACTTGTATTCTATAACCAGGTATTAAGGCGAACTCCTCAGTAAAATCTCTATATAGATTTATATCGAGATAAGAAGCGGAAGTATCTTCTTCAAGCTCGGTTATATGATTGGCTCCAAGGCTTTTCTGCGTCTGTGGTGAAAGCAAGCTAATGTGATATTCCGTCGCTTTCGTCCCTTTTCTTCTGCGCTTTAAGTGCTCTTTTCCCTCAGCAAGTTTAGCTAAGTGCTCTCTTGTCCATCTTGGAGACGTCGGAAAATCTCCGTGCCCAGCGACTTCAGAAGCTATAAACCAAAGCATCCGTTGATCACGATCACAAACGGATGTTTTGTCCGTTTGTGTATTTTCTGCATCCGTTTTATTTAAGTTATTGTTTTCATTATTCTTATTCATAATTAAACCTCAGTAAAGCAACTAGACTAACGGACGCAAAGGAAAAATTATCATCCGTTGCTATTGACCGTTTCATCCTTTTGATCAAATAATGTAGTTACTAAGTAGGGCAACTCATTGGAGTAACTAACATGAATAACGAAACAGTCTCTCAGAAAAACAACCAAGAAGGAAGTGATTGGCATCGAGCAGACATCGTTGCTGCTCTTAAGAAACGTGGCCTCTCCGTCCGTCAGCTTTCTCGCGAAGCTGGCCTTGGAGAAAACACTCTTTCAAATGCGTTGCGTTCACCATGGCCTAAAGGTGAACGAATCATTGCAGAAGCCATTGGCATGAAGCCAGAGGATTTATGGCCTAGCCGTTACCGTTCACTTCGAGCTGTAAGCTAGGAGGTTTTTCTATGTGGTTTATCGCAAGTGAACTAGCTGGTGTCGTTGGGCTTCCAAGCACAGAACGAAATACTCGTGAATGCCTGAAGAAGTTAGCAACGGACAAACCAGAGCTAGCGAGAAAAAGACAGGGAACAAGAGGTATTGAATATCACGTAAGCCTTTTGCCTGCTGCAACTCAAACTGCTCTCTACAAACGTGAAGGCAAGGTACAAGTTGGCGATCAGGTTCTTGAACTGCCAAAAGATACTGGTGCTAAAAAATATTGTCGCGAAGCGCTATGGGCGCGTTGGGATAAAACCAATAACGAAGCCAAAGAGAAAGCCAAGAAAGCACTGAAAGCGGTTCAAGCTGTAAATGCTTTGGTTAAGAACGGCACTAAAAAGCTTGATGCTTACCACTATGTTGCAGAGCAGTTTGATATGTCTTTATCAACCGTTCGTCGCTCTGTGGCAAAGGTAAAAGATATTGACGTATGCGATTGGGCTCCAGCTCTTTTGCCGAAGCACTTCGAAGTTGCTCAGGTTAAGAAGGCAAAGCAGTTTGCTTTTATCACACCTGAAGCGTGGGAGTTTTTCAAGGCTGACTACCTATGCCTAGAGCAGCCAAGCATGTCAGTAAGTTATGAACGATTAAAAGACGCAGCCAAGCACCACGGTTGGAGCATTCCTAGCCTGAAGAGTTTGAGCCGTCGTCTTGAGCATGAAGTACCGATTCAACAACGTGTGATGTTGCGCGAAGGTCAACACGCACTGCACCAAATGTTCCCACCGCAGGAACGTTCCGTCGAAGGTTTGCATGCCCTTGAATGGATCAACGGTGACGGCTACCAACACAACGTCTTTGTGCGTTGGTTTAATGGCGAAATTATTCGCCCTAAAACATGGTTCTGGGCCGACGTCTACAGCCGCAAGATCGTAGGGTGGCGCTGCGACATCAGTGAAAACACAGACAGCATTCGCTTATCACTGATGGATGTATGCGAGAAGTACGGAATTCCTAAAGAAATTACGCTCGATAACACGCGAGCGGCAGCGAACAAATGGATGACAGGTGGCGTGCCAAACCGTTACCGATTCAAAGTTAAAGAAGATGACCCGCTTGGCATCATCCCAATGATGGGAATAGAACTGCACTGGTCTAGCGTCATCCTTGGTAAAGGTCATGGTCAGGCGAAGCCTATCGAACGTGCGTTTGGTGTTGGCGGTTTAGAAGAGTACGTGGATAAGCACCCTCTTTGTCGTGGCGCTTACACAGGTCCAAACCCAATGGCGAAGCCAGACAACTACGGAAGCAAAGCGATTGAAGCAGAAGACTTCCTGATTGCTATTGCAAAAGGCGTCGAGATGTACAACGCCAAAGAGAATCGCAATACCGAAGTTTGTAAGGGGTTCATGAGCTTTAACCAAGCATTCAATGCCAGTTATGAAGTCGCGCCAATTCGTAAGGCAACAGAAGAGCAGCTGCACATGATGATGCTCCAAGCCGAAGCGGTTCGCGTATCTCGACATGGCACCGTATCGCTTGATGCTGGCGGTAGTTTAAAAGGCCGTAGGAACCGTTACTACGCAGACGCAATGATGAACTACATCGGGCAAAAGCTCGTTGCACGATTCGACCCTCTAAAACTGCATGAAGCTATTGAAATCTACACGCTGAATGGTGTGCGAGTTTGCACGGCTGAATGTTTAGAAAAAGTCGGATTTGGCGATACGCAAGCGGCTCGCGAACACAAACGCAAGCGCACTCAATTCACCAAGGCGAACAAGATTGCGGCAGAAGCGCAAACCGAAATGGATGCGTTAGAAGTGGCAGCAATGATGAAGCCGCTTGAAGAAGAAGTGATTCCAGAAACCAAAGTCGTCGAACCTTTCCGACCTGTTGCGATTGGCAATACCGTTGCGCGTGTTCAGGTAGAGGAAGAAGCCGAAGATGATTACGAACAGAACTTTAGCGAGAGCGTTGCCTACTTGATGGAGCAGCGTAAGAAGAACCGCCTTTAAACCCAATTTAAACCTTCAATAAACGGAGAATAACTATGGACAACAACGTTGTAACGCTAGGCGCAGCAGAAGCGAAACATACCGACGTATTGATGCAAGTACGCGCGCTAACCGAAGCGAAAGTTATTTCAAACTCTCAATTGGCAAAAGAGATCAGCGTGTCGCCAGCAACGCTAAGCCAAATATTCAGCGGCACATACAAGGCTGACCCATCAAAGATGATTGAAAAGTTGGCGAATTGGCTACGAATGCGAGAGCAACGCAATAACACACCAAGCGTGAACCCAGGCTTTGTGATGACGCAGACGGCAAAGCAAATCACAGACGATATGACTTATGCGCAAGTGACTGAATCCATCGTGGTTATTTTTGGGGCGTCTGGTGTTGGCAAGTCTGAAACGCTGCGTGAATACAAGCGCAACAACAATAACGTTTGGATGGTTACTGCAAGCCCAAGCCGTTCAAGCCTCACCGAGTGTCTTTATGAACTGGCGTTAGAACTTGGTTTGGATGATGCCCCTCGCCGCAAAGGCATGTTGTCTCGCGTTATCCGAAACCGCTTAGTCGGTAGTGAAGGCTTGGTGATTATTGATGAAGCCGATCACCTTGATTACCCAACGCTAGAAGAGCTGCGAATTCTACAAGAAGAGACTGGCATTGGCATGGTTCTAGTCGGTAACAACAAGGTTTATACGCAGCTTACGGGTGGCCGTAGAAACGAAGACTTTGCTCGCTTGTTCTCTCGTATCGCGAAGAAACGCGGTATCCATAAAACCAAACTGGCTGACGTTCGCGCAATTGCGGATGCATGGCGAGTAGATGGTGAAGCCGAACGCGGCCTAATGGTGCAAATCAGTGAGCGACCTGGTGGTCTTCGACTTCTGAGTAAAACGCTGAAGCTAGCAGCGATGTTTGCCAAAGGTGGAAGTATTAGCGAGCAAGTCCTTCGTAAGGCATTTGCTGAATTAGAAACCAATGAGTGAGGTGGGTTATGACCTTTAAAGCGATGTTGAAATGCGATGCATGCGGCTGTGCGAATGAAGTTGAACTGGAGTGCTTTGACCCTGCCGATGCCGAAGATGCGGTATTCGACAAGTCGGATGAAACTGGTTGGTTTGCTGATGTGCCGAACTGTAATCACTACTGCCCTGCACATGCAATACAGGCCAAGCAAGAGTTGGAAGACGAGAGCCAACCGCCAACAGGTATTTACCCAACCATGGTTGGATAGCCCATGAAAAAGCTTCCACTTAATCAAGAATATCGAGCGGCATTTGAGAAGGTTGTTGGATTACTCAAAGTGGCTCAGGAACGAACGCTTTCAGCTACGGAAAGCAAGCAATTGGATGAGCATATTGCGATATGCCACCGCTATGAAAAGCAATGAGGTGATTTATGAGGAAAGGCAAATACGAATACAAGGGAATTTTTGGATTAACCAACATAGCGAATGCGTTTGATTTTCCACTCCATACATTGCGCCGCCGTGTTGTGAATCTGGGCATGCCAGTTTCTGATGCAATCGAGATGAAAGTCGAAGACCAAGTTAGATACAAGTACGAGCACAACGGCATCAAAGGTTTGAAGAATATTGCCGCAGCTTATGGGGTTCCTCACAAAACACTAGAAAGCCGCGTTATTGGTCAAGGCATTGATATTGAAACCGCGCTCACTAAGCCAATTCAGCAAAGAAAAACAAAAGAGATATATCGCGTTACAAATCAAAAAAAATACTCGGAAAAACTTTTGTCGCTCGCTCTTGGCATCGGAGGTTCACATGCTTAATCAATCAGAAAAACGCCGCGCGTTGAACAATGCCGTTGAACGCTTGAATCGTGAAGGTTCGGAGATTATTGGCTTTGCGATGAAAGGGCTTGCCATTCCTGTCATCACTATCGAAATGCCGCCAACTTGGTTGCTGCATAAGGCGATTCCGATGCGTGAGCGTGTGAATGGTCAGATGGAAGATATCTGCGTTGCTCGATTAAGTGGATGCATTGTGCGTTGGCTCTCTAACGGACTGCCAGAAGCTTACCAAATTACCCAAAACCTAAACCCATACGCGCCAGAGCTGATCGCTCAATGGCCTGCAAATTTTTAAGGAAAAGAAGATGAGAACTATCAGTAAGAAAGAATACCAGGGCGTTCTTTTAACGCAGCTTGATTATCTAAACCAAAAGGAAGAGGTACACCCAGAGGATTTAGAAAGCATTGTTGCTGCATACGAAGACTCGAAGACAGCGAATTTCGAACGAGTCGAAGTTATAGAAAACAACGGCACATTTACTTTCAAACCTATTTTTTTGGAGCAATAAGATGACTAACCAAAACCAACAAACCGAAATTCCAGAGGGCTGGAAATTAGACCGCAAAGGTCGTCTTGTTCAAGAAAGTGACATCGACGCTTATGACGTCGAGATGGATGAGTTTGTTATGAAACACATCAACAAGGCGTTGGAAATCCAAACTATGATGCGTGAATTCAAAGAAGAAGTTTACGCAGACTGTTACGCCTTCATGGAGCTGCTAGCTGAGAAGTACGACACCATAGTTGGTGGCAAGAAAGGTGGCGTTTCTTTCACCTCATTTGATGGGAAAAAGCAAATTCGCATTTGCGTTCAAGACCGTTTTGTTCTTGGTCCAGAGCTAAAGGTGGCTGAAAAGCTAATGAAAGAGTGCGCCAAGGATTGGTCTAGTAAATCTGAACGTGAAATTAAGACCATCATCCACGGCCTGTTTGAAACTGACAAAGAAGGTTCTATTAGCGTTTCGAAAATCATGGACTTCCGCCGTAAGTATAAAAACGTATCGGAAGATCCTCGCTGGGTTAAAGCAATGGAAGCTATTGATGATGCGCTTCGCGTGGTGGGTTCAAAGACATACCTGAACTTCAAAGAACGCAACGGGGAAGATAAGTACATCAATATCCCTCTCGATATCGCGAAGCTATAACGGAGGCGCAATATGGAAATTCCAACTCGTTATGGACGTATCAGAGTCACCCTTCACGCTATCGAGCGTTGGAAACAAAGAACGGGACGCAACGAGTGGGATTTGATTGGGGCGGTGCTAAAGGCGCGCCGCCCAACCAAAAACCAATTGCGTCGAATCATGAAAAAGGAATACGGCTGGCGACCAAAACGAATTCTCGTATGCGAGCACGCTTACTTCCTCGTCAAAAACAATCACATCGTGACGGTTTATGAAAAGAAAATTGGAGGCGAACACCATGCCTGAATCAAGTTTCTATATGGATGCTGCGACTAAGGCCGCAGAAGCAGAAAAGGCTGGCGAGTTTTCTTACGCAAGTCAGCTTTGGGAAAGCGCGTCTTATGCTGCGCTGAGTGGTTCTAACCGCCGTTGGTCACAAGCAAGAGCAGACTTTTGCCAATACCAACAACGCATGATGCGCACATTGTCATGGGAATCGGAGGCTATCAATGGGTAACGAACTGCAACGTTGTTTTACTACGCCACACAGCTACAACGCATTAGAGCGCGAAATCGAAATGGCCGAAGCGCTTATCGAGAACGATGGTACAGCCTTTCCAGATTCCACATTTGAAGATGGCTATATCGCTGCGCTCAAGTTTGTTCAAGGCCGTCTTGGTTCCAATGTTCGTGAAGAGTACGAGGACATGATCAATGAGCGAGACAGCGAGGAAGCGGCCTAACAAGTTAATTAAATACATCATGGCGCACCGTCGGTGCCGTCAAGATGAGGCTGAAGCATGGGCTGATAGGTATTGCGGGGATTGGAGAAATACCCCGCTACCGAGAGCCAAAAGAATTGAATCAATATCGAGCAATGAGAAGGAATGGGAAAAATGAGTGAAGTTAAAGGTAAGCCAATCACCAAAGAAATGTGGGAAGACATCGAAGCGGAAATGTCGGGCTCTTTTGTGAGCATCACATTCACATATAAAGGGCATGAGGTCTGTGTTCAGCGAGTGCGAGTGTCTGAATCTAAAACAAGCTTGCAGGTTTACATTGACGGAGCTGTCAAAGGCGAATGGGTCAGCTTTAGTGAAGGTAAAAACGGCATTAGTGATAAAGCGCCAGCCATTCTCGAAGATGTTTGGTGTAAAAAAACCAAGGCTAAATATGACAATAAATTCAAAGCCTCCATTACGAAAATCTATGGTAAGCGCGGCGTGAAAAAAGAGTATCCAGACCTTGATGAAAAACGAGTGTTCCACCTACCTAACTTTTCTAAAGCCTCGGTTCTTTGTCGCCAGTTCAAGAAGCTTGAAGGTCTTGAATTGACGAAAGCCATGTTCCTAGACCTTAAAGAGGAAACGCTATGAAACTAACCCGTTGCCCGGTTTGCCATACCAATCTCCATTTGGATGCGCTTATTCAAGACCAGTCTGGCAAGGAGCTATTAGGCGAAGTGGCGAGCCTACCCGATTTTGTTGCTCGCCCTATGTTGGCTTACTTAAGTTTGTTCCGTCCTGCTAAGTCTGACTTGTCTCTAAGTCGTACGTTGCGCCTGCTGCGTGAAGTGACCGAAGAGTACAAAGCGGATCATGTGTTGGCGTCTGCTTTGGTCGAGTGTGTTGGCAAGCTGCGTGAGAAGCGTGCGCAGTACAACGACACGAAACCTTTGGCAAACCACAACTATTTAAAACAGGTTTATAAGACGATTGCCGTGCGTAACAACGTCGCCGTTCCTGCATCGAATCCGAAAGTTGTTGAAAGTGGTAGAGGCCCAGAGAAGCCAGATAACCGCGCCTGGTACATAGAACAAGCAAATCGAATGCTGGCTGTAGGTCAAGACCCGCTAGGTGTGAAAAGTGCAATCGCCGAGAAGTTACGTGAATTGGATTGGAGACCTTAGTGATGAAAACGAAAGATTGTATTCACTCAGTCCTGCTGGTGACTGTTTGCCTTTTGATCATCTTTGGTTTGCCATTGCTTACCTTCATGGCATTCGGTTTAGAGCAATAAGCGAAACAAGCAAGGTTCGCCTTGCTTGTCTGCCTAGCGTGGTTGCTAGGTACTGATGAGCAGCCAATTTCATCATGAGGAGGGTTTTATGTTTGGTGAATATACGCCACTGATGAAGCCTGGTTTATTAAAGCGCCGCTTAGCGAATGGTCGTGCCAAGCTACACCCACAATTGGGCCTCGAAAAGCTTTGCCCTCGGTGTGGTGAGTTTTGGCCTCAAGATACGCTGTTTTGGGCTGAGTGCTTATCGCGACCAGATGGACTTCAAACTTGGTGCAAAGCGTGTACCGCAGAGCACCAACGTGTTCAATCCAAAGCGGCTTAGGAGGGATTATGTGTGATTACAACGGCTATGAATTTGGGGCCCACTATCCAGATTCAACTTGTATTGATGGGTACTTATGGGATTTGGATAGTGGTGGCATAGACGATAGTGGCAATTCATATTTAGATCATGGTGGGTATATGCCTTGTCCGGTTTGTAATCCGAAGGCATGGGTAAAATACCATGCTGATGATTATGAAGTTGGTGGATATGAATCTTTTGAACATCCTCTTACGACTAAAATGGTAAAGAATGTTATGTCAAAACTTCCATCTAACAAGAGAAGGATTGCTATGCGTTACTGGAGAGCAGGTCGTCGTGAGGCAATCAAAGAAGCTAAAATTGTGGGGTAATAGAATGTCTAACCTACTTAAACTTGTTCAAATCGGTAAGCGCGAACTGGCAATGGATGACGATACTTACCGCGCGATGTTAGTAAATATCACAGGTCAAAACAGCGCTAAGAACTTGAGCCAGTGGCAGCTTTCCAAAGTGCTTGATCACCTTAAGGCTTTGGGCTTTAAACCAAAGCAGAAAAAGCCACAGCCAAAATCGCTCGAAGTCACCAAGATAAAAGCGATTTGGATTACGATGCATAAGCAAGGCTTTGTTCGCAATGGCAGCGACGCGGCGATTGATGCCTACGTTCGCCGCATGACAACCCGAAGCAATGGCCGAGGCATTGAACGTGCGATGTGGCTAAAGCCATATCAAGCAGCGGAAGTTTTGGAGTCACTTAAAAAATGGCACTATCGCTTAATGTGTGACGCGATTATCGCAAAGGGCGGCAAGATACCAAGAAACGATGACCTTACTGGCCCAGCTGGCTATGATAAATTGGCTGAGTTTTATGCAGAAAATTATGTAGAAAGCTTTGATACTGACTCTTAACCATACTTGCTCTGATGTATATTAAAAACGCCTCCTGATTGGGGGCGTTTTTGTATCTGGAGATAAGTATGAGCAATGAAGATAACGGCGACCTATTTGGTTATGCGAACGTCAGCTTAGATGAAGTTGACAAACTAGTAAGTGACGAAGAGTCTCAACGATGGCCGGAGGCAATGCGCCAAATGTATGCCATGTTTAAAGATGAACTTATGAAGAGCGACGTTGACTCCCGGTTAGCCATCGTGCTTTTGAATCGCATCTGTAAAGAGTTCGGCGGTGTTCAGCTTTACTTACCTCGCGGAAGGCACTTAGAGTCCGAGATAATGAATCTCTCTATATGGCATGAATTCACAGGTAACAATGTTGAAGAGCTGTCAAGAAAATATGATAAGAGTATGCAGCACATCTATCGTGTAATTGCTAAGATGCGCAGTAGAGAGATTAGAAACAGACAACCAAACTTGTTTTAAAAAAGTATAAACTCACGTTGATTCTTCCAGTCTCTAAATAAAAAGCACAATCCTCTTAATGTCACAGTTAATGGTTGTGCTTTTTTATGTCTTCAAACTTTCCGTTTTCTACTAAAGGCTACACGCCTGAGTTCTGTCATGCAGTGCGCTTTATCCTTATTGAGGAAGGCGCACTTTATCGTGACGGAACCCCTAAGCCAGGGCTAGGCTACGTCAACAATCCTAAAGACCCAGGTGGTGAAACTAAGGGCGGCATCAGTAAGCGTGCTTTCCCTGGTATCGATATCGCTTCTCTTACGCTCGATAAGATTGTCCGAATTTATTACACCAACTACTGGAAGCCTGCCTACTGTCCTGAATGGTCTGGCGCTATCGCTTTGTATGCGTTTGATTCGGCAGTGCAGCATGGTGCAACTAATGCCATTCGTATGCTGCAAGAAATCAGCGGAACGAAGCCAGATGGTAAAGTCGGTCCAAATACTCGCGCGGCAGTTCATAGTGGTGATGTTGAATACCTCTGCGCTCGATACGGTCTGCGCCGCGCTCGATTCTATGCGCGTATCCTCAAAAACAATTACTCCCAAACTGACTTTATCGAAGGCTGGCACAATCGCTTGGTTCACCTAACCGACGCGGCTTGGGAGCTTCAGTAATGACTAAGCGGTTGAAGAATAGCGAATACGCCAGCATCCGAGGCCGTGAAAAGCGTCTCGATGCTGAGGAGAAGGCGCATCAAGATGGTGTGCCAGTCCCTTCTCAACCGCCACTTTTTAGCCATGACGCGACACTGCAAAGCTATTTTAATGCCGCTTGGAACAGTGTCACGCCATGCGATATTTCAATGCACCTGAGAGAAACCAAAACAACGGAAGGTGCTGATTTAGTTTCTAAGATAAGGAATTTTAAAGCATGTCACTTTCGTTAATTTTAGGTGCGGCGAAGCTCGCGATGGAAGTCGGCCCCACCGCTATTCGTGGTATCTCGTCTCTGTTCGGTGGCAGTGAAACCGCAAACAAAGTCGCAGATATGGTTGAGCAGGTAGACGGCGCTTTGGGAATGACCAAAGAGCAAAAGGAAATGTCGCTCATCAATGAGATGCAAAAGCTGCCACCTGAAAGCCTTGTTGAGTTAGAGCGCATCAAGTCGGAAATGCAAAAGGAAGTAACTCGACGCCAAGAGCTTTCACTTCAGGATGAGCAGAAAGAACACGAGCAAACTCAGTTAACCATTCGTAACGGTGATAATGCAACGGATGAAAGGGTTCGTCGAACTCGACCTGATATTGCTCGAAGTTCTTTTTGGATGATGTGTCTATATGTATTTGCCTTTGAAGCTTTAAGTGCAAAAGGCTTTGGTGATGGCGCTGACATCTATGTCGCATTAACGATTGGTGCGTTCGCGTATGCCTATTTCGGTCTGCGAACTGTCGATGGTTTTGCACCTTACTCGAAATCCAGTGGTGACAAAGTGTCTGGTGTTCTCAAAAGCATGATTAAGGGGCGCTGATGACTGACCAGTTTGATAGAGCCCAAGAGCTTGAGACGTTATTTAGAAATGCTGCCATTTCCAATCGACCTATTCAGGCTGAAGAAAAGCCAGACGAAGATGAGGACGGCAATCGTTACTGCTTAAGTTGTGGCAGTGTTGTTCCACCAAAGCGAATCGAAGCATTACCCAATGCAGTTCGTTGCGTCAGTTGTCAGTCAAGAAAGGAGCTGTGATGGAATACGATTGGGTAAAGACATGGTGGCCTATCGTGTGGGCTGGCGTTTTATCTGTAGTTCAGGTCATTCAGATCTTGCTCTCTAAAACCTACGCCAAACGCGAAGACGTAGAGCAAGTGAAAAGAAATATGGACGAGTTAAAAGCACAGGTTGATGCACTGCCTACCAGAGATGAGATAACCAAGCTCACCTTAGAACTTTCAGAAGCGCGCGGAGAAATGAAAGAGCTTCGCGCTCAAATCCAACCCGTCGAGCATCTGGCACAACTGCTTTTAGAGCAACGTTTAAACGATGATAAATAGAGGTTCATATGTCCTTTAAAGATGTATTAAAAGAAGACCAGCGGTTAGTCATCTTGCGCTCACTTCATGATATGGATGGTTATTCTGCAAACGAATCTGTACTTGATGTTTGCCTTGATACATATGGCCACCAGATTAGTCGTGATGCTGTGCGCACTCACTTGGCGTGGCTGGAAGAGCAAAGCCTAATCACGATCCGAACGGTAGCGGAATGCCAAATCGCAACGCTAACAGGTCGTGGTGAAGATGTCGCAACCGGACAAGCTCGCGTTCCTGGTGTAAAGCGCCCTCGCGCTAAGTAAGGAGCCGCCATGAAGAAGTCCGTTAACCGAAAGTCAAAAATAGAGCTGCTGCCAGAAGATATTCGTGCGCAACTGAATGTGCTTATTCGCAGTGGTGATATGACCCAGAAGGATATCCGAGACGCTGTCAATCAGATGATTGAGGAAGCCGGACTTCCCGACGATGCCAAACTCAGTCGAACCGGATTTAACCGCTATGCAAAACGCATGGAGGATATGGGCCAACGATTACGCCAGTCTCGCGAAGTTGCGGAAGTGTGGATCACAAAACTTGGAGAAGCACCAACCTCTGATGTGGGTAAGTTACTGCAAGAGTTTGTGCGCACGATGGCGTTCGAAACCTCGATGCGTTTAATGGAAGACGCGGATGAAAAACAAGAAGTGATCCCACCAAAAGCGCTTAACCAGTTAGCGCTCGTTGTTCAGCGTATCGAGCAAGCCGCCATGACAAGCCATAAGGTTGAAAAGGAAATCCGTAAAGCCTTTGCTGAAGAAGCGGCAGAACAAGCAGAGCAGATTGTTCGAGAAGCGGGCATCACAGATGAAACTGTTCAATCGGTCAAAAACAAAATATTGGGGATCGCCTAATGGTCAAGCCGACAATTTTAAAGTTCTTCAACTATCAGCATCTGCCCGAAAAGCTCCAGCGAGTGAGTAAGCCATTTCATGATATGGCACACACTTTGGTTAAAGAGCTTCCTGAAAATGAAGAGAGTCAAGTCGCTCTGCGTAAGTTACTCGAAAGCAAGGACGCAGCGGTACGCGCTTTGGTGGAGTAATGGAACTTCCTGCCTTTCTATTTTTCTTTGCTCTTGCCTGCCTACTTTGTGTAGGCGGGATTTTTATTTATGCCGTGTTGCTGATTTGGCAACTGTGTAAAGCGGTTGAGGAGGATGTGAGTGAATACTGAAACCTTCGATGAGAATGATGTATTACTCCCGTATCAAAAGCGTTGGATTGCCGATGAGTCTCCGCTTAAATTGGCGGAGAAAAGCCGTCGAACTGGTATCACCTGGGCGGAAGCCGCAGACGCAGCGTTAACCGCATCCAAGGCGAGAAGCGCAGGCGGAACTCATCACTTCTACGTGGGCTCGAACAAAGAGATGGCGCGCGAATTTATAGACGCTGTGGCAATGTGGGCCAAGGCGTTTAACCATGCAGCCAGTGATGTTCAGGAAGAAGTGTTTCTTGATAAAGATGGCGACAAAGAAATCCTTACATTTGTCGTTAACTTCGCTTCAGGTTTTAAGGCTCAGGCGCTTTCGAGCAACCCTTCTAACTTGCGTGGTATGCAGGGTAACGTAACGATAGATGAAGCAGCATTCCATGAGCGACTAGCCGAAGTGCTAAAAGCTGCCCTGGCATTAACCATGTGGGGCGCGAAAGTTCGTCTTATCTCTACTCACAACGGTATCGAAAACCTCTTCAACCAACTCATTCAAGATAGCCGCGCTGGTAAGAAACGTTACTCGATCCATACCATCACGCTCGATGACGCTTGTCGAGATGGTCTGTACAAACGTATATGCCAGGTTAAGGGGATGGAATGGTCGCAAGAAGCAGAAGACCAATGGAAGTCTGACTTACTGCGTGATACGGCCACCGAAGAAGATGCACTAGAAGAATATTACTGTGTGCCTAAGAATGGCGGCGGTGCTTATATTAGCCGAAGTTTGCGTGAGCGTGCAGCAAGGCTTGATGTCCCTGTTATCAAGTTTACAGGTACAACTGCCTTCAATGAATCGGCTGAAGGCGAGCGTATGCGCGAAATGCAGGAATGGTTGGTCGAGAATGTTGGTCCCGTGGTTAAGGCACTGCCGAAAAACTTACGCCATGCGCTTGGGGAAGACTTTGCCCGAAATGGTGACTTGACGGTCTTCGCGCCTATTACGGTTGAAGACGATACTAAGCGCACCGTTCCATTTCTTGTTGAACTGGCAAATGTACCATTTAAGCAGCAAGAGCAAGCGCTGTACTACATTTGTGATCGCCTTCCTCGCCGTGATGGCATTAAGCTCGATGCGCGTGGTAATGGTCAGTACCTTGCCGAGCAGGCTCGATACAAATACGGGGCTGAGGTTGAAGAAGTAATGCTGTCTGTCGCCCACTACCGCGAGAATATGCCTCGATTTAAAGCGGCGTTTGAAGACGATGAAATCAGCATTCCAAAGCATGAAGATGTCATTACTGACTTGGGGCAAATTCAAATGTATCGCGGCGTGCCAAGTGTTGATGATAAGCGCACTACGGGCAGTGACGGCAATAAGCGACACGGTGATAGTGCGATTGCGATCTTCTTAGCCTTCCTTGCTTCCAAAGAAGACATCACTCGTTATGAGTTACACACCATTAAACCCGATGGCGAAGAAACACAACGTCGTTTTTTCGGCACAGCAAAAGAAAACAACCGATTTGATGATATGCCGCACCATGACTTGCGCGGCAAAGGGATTCGACTATGAGCATTCAGTTTGTTGACAGCAAAGGCAACCCATTAAAGGCGGATAAAGAAATACTCGCAGACGATATTGCGCGCGCCTATACCACCGGAGTTCGCAACCCTCGCCCTGCGAGTGTGGCTTCTGCGTTATCACCTCACCGTCTCGCGGCCTTGTTGCGTAGTGTCATTGATGGTACCAACCCTCAAGACTACATGACGCTCGCCGAAGAAATGGAAGAGCGTGACTTACACTATGCGGCGCAGCTGCGTACACGCAAGCTTGCCGTGGCAGCGATTGAGCCAACTGTCGAAGCGCACAGTGACGATGCGAAAGATGTCGAGATGGCCGAGCGCGTTCGTCAGTTGATGAACGATGACAAAATGCCTGAGCTGTTTTTTGATTTGCTCGATGGCCTAGGTAAAGGCTTGGCGGTTGTGCAGATTTTGTGGAACACCAAGAAAACGCCTTGGATGCCCTACGACTATAAATGGGTAGATCCTCGTTACCTAAGACAAGACCAAGAAACATTAGAGCAAATTTTACTGATTAGTGAAGATGCCCCAAGCGGTGCGCCATTAGAGCCCTATAAGTTTTTAGTGCATACGCCCCGTTCGAAGTCTGGAAGCGTGTGGCGCAATGGTCTCGCGCGTTTGGTCGCGGTGATGTACATGCTTAAGTCGTTCACTATTCGCGATTGGTGGGCGTTTGCAGAAGTGTTTGGTATCCCCGTTCGTGTTGGTAAGTACGGCGCGAACGCCAGCGAAGAAGACATTCAAACGCTCGTCAATGCGGTTGGAAGAATCGCCAGTGATGCAGGCGCGGTCATTCCTGAATCTATGAAAATGGAGTTCATCGAAACGGCGAAAGGCAATGGCGGCAACACTCTGTTCGAAAACATGGCGCGTTGGTGTGATGAACAGACATCCAAAGCCGTGCTTGGTCAAACCATGACCGCAGACGATGGCAGTTCTCAATCACAGGCGAACGTACACAATGAAGTGCGTTTAGATATTGCTGAATGGGATGCACGACAACTTCAGTCTTGTATCAATGAATATCTGGTGAAGCCATTCATCATCCTTAATTGGGGCGTGCAAGAGCACTACCCGAAAGTAAAGATTAAGGTTCCTCAGCCAGAAGATTTGAAGATGCTGGTTGATAGTTTGAAGCCGATGATCGACAGTGGAATGAAAGTCTCTGCCTCTGAAGTCCGTGAGAAGTTCGGTCTACGCGAGCCGAAGCCTGATGAAGAAGTTTTGGTTCCCACCGCGCAGCTATCTATGCCAACGGTGGTTGACGAACCAGGTTTAAACCGCTCACAAATTGCGATCAACCGAGTGGCTAAATCATCAGAACAGGAAATTGATGACATGACGGATGATGCCATGAGCGAATGGGAAGAAGTGGCAGAAGACTTTATGAACCCAATCATCAAACTTGCAAACGAATCCGACAGCTATGAATCGTTTTTAGAAGCGTTGCCTGGTTTGCAAGCTGAGTTAGGTGCAGAAACCTTTGTCGAACAAATGGCGCTCTACATGTTCCAAGCGCGAGGACTTGGAGATGTGAAGGATGCCTAAAGATATTGTCCCAAAAGAAGCATTAGATTGGTTTAAGCGTAAAGGTATAGAGCCTGGCTTTGATTATCGTGATGTGTGGCGGCAAGAGCATAGCAACGCATTTACGGTGGCAAAGATGCTTAATGCGGATTTGTTGACGGATGTAAAAGCCATTGTTGAGCAGGCCATTGAAGAGGGACAAACCTTTGAGCAGTTTCGAGAGATACTAAAACCACTGCTGGTTAAGTCTGGTTGGTGGGGGATCCAAGAGATGGTTGACCCACTAAGCGGAGATTCAAAACCCGTTCAACTTGGCAGTGAAGGCCGTTTAAAGACGATTTACAAAACCAATATGCGCACTGCTCGCGCAGCCGGACAATGGGAACGCATCGAGCGAACCAAACGCGCCATGCCCTATTTGCTCTATCAGCTTGGTCCATCTTTTGAACATCGCTTGCAGCATGAAAAATGGAAAGGTCTATTGTTGCCCGTTGATGATGCTTGGTGGAATGCTCACATGCCGCCGAATGGTTGGGGGTGTAAATGTTGGATCCGCCAAGTGTCGCGCTTTGAAGCAGATAAGCTTATTAAAGAAGGCAAGGTGTCAACCAGTGCGCCAGATGATGGCACTAAGCGATGGGTAAATAAGCGAACGGGTGAAGTTGAAGTGCTACCAGAAGGTATTGAGCCAGGTTGGGATTATAACCCTGGCAAATCGAGAGAAGCTTCTCTTTCTGCTGACCTCGCTGAAAAAGAATTGATGATGCGCCAGACGCTCTCTGAGGGCTTGTAAACAAATTATCGCTACAATGTGTCGTTTAAAATTGTTCAAACAAATCTGGCGCGATTTAAACGGTGTTTAAACATGGTCTATCACTGTGTTTTAGGTGAGTTTGTCGGTTTGCGCTTGATAAGCTGATTTTTTCCGGTAATCTTTAAAGCCTTAGACCCCACTCCAAATCTCATTCAATAGAGCAACCGACGTTAATTCAACGCGGTTGTTTTTTTTTTGCATTCTTAACTCCACGAAACGAGTTCATATCAACCAACCACACAAGGAGGTTGTTATGTGAATTTTCATCTACGGAGTTAATCATGACCACTACAGCACTGACAGCATTATGTTTCAACATGTCAGATATCCAACAGGTAGAAGGCGGAGTTTGGCTTCCTTTAATTCCTAAAGGTGTTTTTACTGGCATTGATGGACGTACATGGAATAACTCCCAACCAGAACTTGTCGTCGCTCGATTTAATAAAAAACGTCCGTTCGACGTTGAACATTCAACTCATATCAAGGCTCCTAAAGGTGAACCAGCTCCGGCATACGGTTGGATTCTAAAAGTTGAAAATCGTGACGGCGAGATTTGGGGATACACCGAATGGAATGAAGACGGTCAAAAGTTAATAGACGGTAAGAGTTATGCCTTCTATTCACCTGCCTTTGGAGCTCTTAAAGACGGAACCGTAACGGCAATTGCAAGTTCCGGACTAACTAACGATCCAAATCTGGATGTCCCTGCTCTTAATCATAAAGAGGAATCAGAAATGACCTTATCACAACTACTTCGTGATGCACTTGGCTTGGGTGAAGATGCCACCGAGCAGCAAGCGGTAACGGCGATTAATACTCTGCAATCAGAGAAAGAAGTCGCGCTCAACCGTGCAAATACGCCAGACCTGAACTTGTTTGTGCCAAAAGACACTTACGAAGTTGCGCTGAATCGCGCCACAACAGCTGAAGCTGAACTGGCTGAAATTAATCAGCAGAAGGTAGAAGCGATCGTTCAGTCTGCTATCGACGACGGCAAAGTGGCACCAGCAGACAAAGACATGTACGTCGGTCTTTGCAGTAGCGAAAAAGGTCGTGAGCAGTTTGCGAAGTTTATTGAAGGTGCGCCACAAATCGCAACGAACCGTCAGGTGGAAACGCCAAAAGATAAAGACGGCAAGCCGAAGCTCGAAGAGCATGAAGTGGCACTGTGCCGCAAGATGGGCGTGACGGAAGAAGAATTCCTCGCGGCAAAACAAACAATGAATGTAGGAGCTAAATAATGGCGACTGAAGCTCAAGTAATTGAAGCGCTACAGGCGACGATGTCGGCAGCGTACACACGTGGCCTTAATGCAGCAAATCCACAATGGTCAATGATTGCCACCGAAGTTCCAAGCTCTGGTGCACAGAACTTCTATGGCTGGCTTAAAGACTTACCTGGCATTGTCGAATGGGTGGGTGATCGTCAACTTGCTGACCTTGGTAAACATGGTTACTCAATCGTCAACAAGACATGGGAAAGCTCGATCTCAATTTCTCGTGATGAAGTGGATGATGATCAAATTGGTCATTACAGCGTTATCGCGCAGAACTACGGTGACCAAGTCGCTTACTTCCCTGATACGTTGGCTTATCCGTTGCTCGCAGCTGGCTTTACCACGTTGTGTTATGACGGCCAAAACTATTTTGATACTGACCACCCACTAGAGACGACGCCAGCAACAACGTTCTCTAACGTCGTTGGTGACCCGTCAACAGATACTGGTGAACCGTGGTTCCTGATTGATGACACGAAAGTACTCAAGCCTGTCGTGTATCAAAACCGTCGTCCGTTTGTGTTTAAGAACATGAACCCGACAGAAGAATACACCTGGTTCAACAACAAATACGCAGCGGGTGTTGATGGCCGTTGTAACGTTGGCTTCTCATTCCCTCAATTGGCGATTGGTTCTAAAGCCGCACTGACGGATGCGAACTACGAAGAAGCTAAGAAGTTACTACAAAAGATGAAGAAGGTAGACGGCACGCCAATCGGTGTACGTGCAACCAAGTTGGTGGTTGGTCCTGACAACGAAGCGGCAGCGAAGAAGCTCATTGCTCGCATGTTGATCGAAGGCGGTGATTCAAACATCTACTACAACGATGTTGAAATTGTTGTATCACCACTGATTAGTGCATAAGACGTAACCGCTTATTAGCCACTAGGCAATGATGGGCTGGCGGTGTTCACTCACCGCCACGTTTAACTGGAGAAACATATGGCTAGCAAGATTGTTCCTGTAGTCGGCAATGATTGGACAGAGCTAAGCGCAAAGGAAAAAGGCTGCTTTGAAAACCAAACCAGCTCGACTTTGCTCTATTGGGTTGCAGAGACTAAGCCGGACGCCTCGTTTAAGGAAGGACATAACCTGAGACAACTGAAATCCGTTGGTTTCCAAGTTAACACCTCTGAATTGATGAAGGTTTGGGGGCGAACCCTATCTTCTGGCGGTGATGTCGTGGTTACGGAGTACTGATTATGTTTGGTGAATGTCGTCCGTTTGTGGTCCCTAAAGTGTTATTGCGTGCAAGCTTTGTTACACAAGATGCAAATGACTTGAAGCAGACCTTAACAGCGGATTACGCGCCTCAAACGATTCAGTTTAATCAAATTCCCTTAAGTGATTTAGCGGTCACCCTTGACTTGTTGACAGGTGAAGTAACTTTCAATCAGGACTTTTCTGGCATGGCGACGCTAAGTGTAAGTGCTTGGCGAGAGCAAACTGGAACGTCGATTATTGATTGGGGGATCTTTGTCGAAGTCTATGACGATGTCACAGAGGCTTGGGTTCCGTACGAAGGTTCATTGCGACCTATCACTTTAAATACGCAAACCACCAGTGAAAAACGAACCATCGATTACACCATCTCGGTTGATGTAAAAGCTGGCAGTAAGTTTCGCTGGCGTCACTATACATCCGATTCGTCTAAACAAGTCTCCATTATTTCATTTGCTGCTGCGAATGGTTTGCCATCGTCGGCAGGTGCCATCTTCAGTTTGTGGGGCGTTAAGCCCTAATTAAACCTTGTTTAAAAGGAGTTCACCGTGAGTGAAGCATCTAAAACTACTGCAAAAAAAACTAGCTCCGCAAAGTCCACCGCTAAGACTGATTCAAAAACAGTGGGAGCAAGTACCGCACCAGAACCAACGCAAACCAAACAGGACGCGTTAACGGAAGAAGACAAAGCGAAGCAAGAAGCAGAAGCTAAGGCGAAAGCTGAAGCCAATGAAAAAGCCAAGCAAGTCTCTTCAGAGTCGAAAGCTGATAATGCAGCAAAAACACCAGAAGGAAATGGCAATGAAAAAGGTGAAGCTCAAACTTCAACGGATGGTGCTGGCGATGACGCTGTCGCTGGTGTTGATAGTCTCGGTATTCTCGGCGCTCTTAAAGTTCGCTCTAAATCAAATCAAGGTTTTTGGCGCTCAGGTGTTCAGTTCCAGCGTCAGAAAGAAACGATCTTGCTTGTGGTTGACGAAGAACCGAAAGACCAGCCTGAGATTGTGGCTCAGGAAGATATCGAATCTGAGCTTATTTTGTTCATGTCTAAAGAAAAGGCAGAGCGCGTCCATCGAGAGCCCAACCTTGACGTTGAGACTGTCGAATTGTCGGATGTGATCGACATCGAACAACTATAACCGATAGCGAGTAATACGATGGCAATCTACGCAACCAAGCAAGACCTACTAGACCGTGACTCACAGATGTTGTGGAACTTCGCGGTAGACCGTGACACCAACACACTTAACGACACATGGATTAACCAAGCTCTAGACCAGGCGGATGAAGAAATTGATTCGTTTCTTGGCCGTCGTTATATGCTGCCTTTGCCAACGGTGCCGGGTATCTTGAACAAGATTGCCATCATCATTGCTTTCTATTGGCTTGCTGACCGAGATCAGCAAGCAACAAACCTTCTCGAAGAGCGCTACAAGATGCAGCTTGAAACGTTGCGTGAAATTTCCAACGGTAAGCGAGAGCTTGGCTTGCCAACGATTGAAGCACCGCAGGAAAGCAGTGTCGGTAAGGTCGAGTTGGTTCAAGACAACGAACGTCAGTTCACACGCAAAAGCCTGAAAGGAGTGCTTTGATGGCTCAAGCGGTTCGCGTCACTGGCTTAGAAGAACTTCAGCGCTATGAAGAGCTGATAGCGACGCTAGGCGACCCAAAGCACAAAGCGGAGCTGCTTGAAGCAATGGGTGCAGTGGTGGAAAGCCAGACCAGGAGAAGAATTGCAGATGAAAAAACATCGCCAGATGGTAGCCCTTGGGATGATTGGTCTCTATCTTACGCCAAGACTAGACACGGTAATCAATCCTTGCTCCAGGGGGATGGAGATTTACTGGACTCCATCACCTACATCGTGCAGCGAAATCAAGTGCGAATTGGTTCACCACTTCCTTACTCTGGCGTTCATCAAGACGGCTTTTCTGGTGCGGTTCAAGTGGCTGCGCACACGCGCCTTATTACACAAGCCTTTGGTAAAGCGCTGGCTTTTCCGGTCTATCAGTCTGTGAGCGCGTTTACGCGTCAAATGAATGTTCCACAGCGCGAGTTCTTGGGTCTGAGTCGAGATAACCAGGAGGAGGTTTACGCCGTGATTGGTGATTTTTGGAAGGAGCTTCTGCCATGAGCCGCCCCGATTTTAATACTACTGGCTCAACCGTTTGGGCCTGCGAAGAGATTGTTCAATACCTTAAACCTGTGCTTGAGGGCCAAGAGAAAGAGCTCGATAAAGTTGCAGCAGTTGAGCGACACATTGGTCGGTTCGATAAGGCGGAAGACATCAAACGATGGATGGGACGCCGTGGGGGTGGCGTTCGTGTTGCTGCTTTACGAGTGACTGAGTACGACACTATTGGTGGTCGCTTGATCGGCAACGTTAATTTTGTTGCCTACGTATTTACAACAGACCAGTGGGGTTACACCAAAGACACACGAGCAGAGGTGATTACTGGTCGATTAGTTCGTTCAATCATGGACCGAAGCGCATTGCCAACGGCTTACTCCCAGGTTGCAAATGTTCGCGCTGATAACTTGTACAACGGACAAATTGATGAGCTTGGTATTGCTATTTGGTCGGTCACTTGGTCACAGCAATGGTATCTCGATGAAGAGATTGATTTAGGTTCATTGGATGACTTCATTACCTTTGGCTTAAGGGGTGAAATTTCAGACGATGAGACAGTGCCAGCAATCGAAGGTGAAGTAAAACTTCCCCAGTAACTAAGGACTTTTTATGTCTTCCAATACAAAAATGATTTTCTTAATTCCGGCTAAAGAGCTCGTGCCAGTACGCAAGCCAGATGGTGGCTATCTCTCTTTTGACGGAGAAGAAGTCGCGCGTTCTTCTTATTGGGTTCGCCGAATCAATGATGGTGATGTGCTTGCCGATGCTAAGGCAAAGAAGCACAAAACAAAACTCGCAGCGGCTGCAAAGAAAGCAAAAGCTGATTCTGAAACGAAAGGAGAATAAGCATGGCTCTGGGCTCAATTCCTAATGATATCCGTGTGCCATTGGTTTATATCGAAATCGATAACAGCCAAGCGCTAACTGGTACACCAGCACTTGCACAAAAGGTGCTGGTGATTGGTCAACAGCTGTCGGGTGGAAGTGCAACGCCGCTAACGCTCAACCGCATTACAACAAGCGAAAGCCAAATCGATGACCTTTACGGTAAAGGCGCGATGCTTTCCCGTACGTTGAAGCAATTCCGCAAGGACAACCAGTTTACGGATGTCTATGCACTTGGTGTTGCAGATTTAGCGGCAACCGCAGCAAAAGGTGAAATTGCTGTCACTACCTCTACCGTAAAAGCAGGCGTGATCTACTTGTTGATTGCAGGCGAAAGCGTGCAAGTCACCGTCAAAGATACGGACGATGCTGATTCAATTGCGACGGCCATCGTTGCGGCTGTCACTGAAAACACCGACCTACCAGTGACGGCAGCGATAAAAGCGGCTTCAACAAACATCGTGGAGTTCACTTGTAAATGGACGGGTATTACGGGTGACGATATCGACATCCGTTACAACTACTACGACGGTGAAGTATTACCAGTCGGTGTGACATTAGCCATCACTGAAATGACTGGCGGTGCAGGCACACCAGATATGAGCGAAGTGATCTCTGCAATCCCGAACGAGTGGTACAACCATATCGTGATGCCATTTAACGACACTCAGTCTATGAATGCACTGCGTGACGAGTTGGACAGCCGTTGGGGCCCGCTAAAAATGATTGAAGGTATTGCGTACACCGCTTTTCGTGGCACGTTCGCAGAGACTGGGGCCTTTGGTCAGGCTCGCAATGACTTCCTATTTACTTGTATGGGAACGAACCATGCGCCGCAATCACCTTGGGAGTGGGCGGCATCTTATGCAGGTCAAGCCTCTTATTCACTTGGTATCGACCCAGCTCGCCCACTGCAAACGTTAGTGATGAAAGGTATCTTGCCACCGGCTAAAAATACCCAGTGGGATATGACCGAGCGCAACTTACTTCTCCATGATGGCATTGCAACTTACATGGTTACGCCAGGTAACGAAGTCGCGATTGAGCGTGAAGTGTCTATGTACCGTGAGAATAGCTTTGGCGACCCAGACCCAAGTTACTTAGATATCACTACCCCAGCAACGCTAGGTTATTTGCGTTACTCATTGCGTACGATGGTAACTAACCGCTTCCCTCGTCATAAGCTGGCGAATGATGATGTTCTTGATCGCCTTGACCCAGCTCAGCCCGTCGTGACACCAAAGATTATGCGCAATGCGGTTCTTGAGCTTGCCAACAATGATTGGGTGCCAAGTGGCCTAATGGAAGACTTCGAAGGGTTCAAAGAAACATTGGAAGTTTATCGTGATACCAGTGACCAGAACCGTCTGAACTGTGTATTCAAGCCTGACATCGTGAATCAGTTCCGTATCTTCGCGGCTCTGATGCAGTTCAAACTTTAATGGGGAGTTAACGTCATGGGACGCATTCTTGGTGAAGTTGTTATTCGTGCGAATAGCAAACAATTAAAAACAAAAAAAGGTTCAACCCTTAACCCTGGTGGTTATACAAGAACTAAGCATACAGGACCTGGTCGCGTATGGGGGGAATCAAAAGAATATACGCCGCCAACGATTCAGGTTGTCATTGCTGCTGATGAAGATGTAAGTGTGGTTGAGATTAACAAGATCGAAAACGCTACGCTCACTTGGGAAGGTGACAACGGTGTTGATTATATGATGACTGGGTCATCACCATCTGAACCATTTACGCTTTCTGATTCTGGAGAGATAACAGGTACATTTGGCGGCGATGAAGTGGTGGAAGTTTGATGGCTGTCTTAACGTTTGAATTGCAAGACGGTTTCAAAGTGGGTGAAAGCACCCACTTTGAGGTTGGTCTTCGAGAGTTGGAGCCTACGGACGTTTTTGATGCACAAATGGCATCGGAAAAAGTCGGGCTAATTGATGGTCGTCCGTATGCGTATGTTAGTAATACTCAAATGGGAATGGAGTTACTCTGCCGCCAAGTGGAATACATCGGTAATGTGCAAGGGCCGTTCACTTTTAAAGAGCTGATGAAATTGTCTGCTCTCGACTTTGGCAAGTTGCAAGAACAAGCCAAGATTCTTGATGATGCAATGCTTCCAGAAGAAACAATGGAGGCTTTGGAAGAACGGGGGCGAGATTAAATCGCTGTCGGCTCCGCTTAGGGTCTTGCTCTTTAATCTAGGAGCAAGATTTCCGGTCAGCGATTTAAAAAAGATGCCTATTCGCAATCTATTTGAGTTTTTGGCGTGCCTACAAGAGGATTCAAATAATGGCTAAACAACTCGTTACCGATATTGTACTTAACCTATCAGGCAACCTCGCCGCTAAAGCGCGTCAATATTCCTCTCAAGTGTCTACTCTTGGTTCAAAAAGTCAGGCCGCTTTTCAAATGATGGATAGCTCAGCCCGTGCCGCAAGTCAGGGAATTGATACATTTGGAAACCGTGCCATTTTAGGTGCTGGAGCCGTTGCTATTGCCTTCGAAAGAACTTTTGTAAAAACAGCTGCTGAGTTTGAGCGTTATCAAATCATGCTTAACAAGCTGCAAGGGTCTGAAGAAGGCGGTGCACGAGCAATGCAGTGGATTGAGGATTTTACTCAAAATACTCCCTATGCCGTAAATGAAGTAACACAAGCGTTTGTGAAGCTTAAAGCGTTTGGCCTCGATCCCATGGATGGCACCATGCAAGCCATTGCCGACCAAGCTTCAATGATGGGCGGGACTGCCGAATCAGTGGAAGGTATTGCTCTCGCTCTAGGTCAAGCATGGACGAAAGGTAAGCTGCAAGGTGAAGAGGCCTTACAACTTCTTGAGCGAGGTGTACCAGTTTGGGATTACTTAGTTAAGGCATCTAAGGAACTTGGGCATAACAACGGTCTTGGGCTAACAGCCGCTCAACTGCAAGATATGGCATCGAAAGGTGAACTGGGTAGAGATGTCATCAAACGCTTAATTGAAGAGATGGGTAAAGCGTCTGAAGGTTCAGCGAAGAAGCAAATGGAAACTTGGAGCGGCATGGTTTCCAACATGGGAGATCATTGGTCGATTTTCCAAAAGGATGTCATGGAAAGCGGCGCATTTGACGTGCTTAAAGATGAACTGGGTGGCTTCCTTGCTCAACTCGATGAGATGAAAAAGACGGGTGAGTACGATGAATTTGTTGAAAAGGTGGGCAAAGACCTAGTTAACGGTTTTAGAGCGGCAGCAGAAGCCGCGAGGGAGATAAAAGAGGCAGGTCAAGAAATCATGCCCGTTATTCGTCAAATCACAAATATGACAGCGGCGCTTATTGATGCTGTTGGAGGTTACGGAAATTTGGCAAAAATTCTTGCCTCCGTTTATGCGGTAAACAAAGCGATTCGTATAGGCTCTCCGCTTCTTAAGGCAGGTGGTGCGGCTGGCGGTTTTATTCTTGATAAAGTTCGAGGCGGTAAAGGCGTTGGTGGCGCAGCTGCGGCAGCAAATGCTTTAGGGGCAACTCCCGTTTACGTGGTGAATATGCCAGCGGGCGGATTGGGTATGCCAGATGGACCAGCAGGAAGTAAACCTGGGAAAACCGCACCAAAAGGCAAATGGTGGACTGGTGCAGCGATAGCGGCCAATAGCGCAATCGACATTGCCAAACCTGCTTTACGCTCAGCTGGTCCTGCGGCAGTGCTAATGGCTTTAGGTAGTGCCAAAGAATATGACCCGAATAATCCTATGTTCAAAGCACCTTCATTTGGCCCAAGCGAAAAACCTAAACCAGTTAAGCCAGAAACTGAAGAAGCAATGAAACGCTTCAATAAAGCGTTTATGCGTCCTGACTCGCCTTGGGCTGTGGCGGGTGGTGCACCAAATGGAACAGTGAATTTGAAGGTTGAAGTTTCAGATGATCGAATTAAGGTCACTCCAACCTCTTCTTCCCCAACTATAAAAGTTGATCCTGATTTAGGAACGAATTAAAGGGGCTGTAAATGGCATTTGAAGAACGTTTAACTGCCTCATTTAGAGGCGTTACATTCCTATTAGACGAAGCAAGCGGTGATTCAGGTCGCCGCGCAATTCCACACGCCTATCCTAAAAAAGAGCTTGGTTACACTGAAGACAATGGCAAGGTTTTAACCAACGAACAGATTAGTGGGCGCACCATTGGTGAAAATTACTTCGAAGATCTTTCCGATATATTAGATGCATTAAACAAACCTGGTCCTGGTGAATTCATTCATCCTTGGTTCGGTGTTCGTAAGGTGCAAATAGGGAAAGTAAGCCATCGACTGGTCAACAAAGTTGATGGTTTGGCGACCTTTAACTTTGAAGTTTTTGAGGTTGGTGAAAACTTATTTCCAACAGCAAAGAGAGACACCGCGAAGCAAGTTCAAGATGAGTCGTTGAAATCTCAAAATGCTGCAAATGATGCCTTTGAAGACAGCTTTGATACAAATGCTCTTGAGGGTGTCGGCGATATGGTTGATCAATTCTTGGATGATTTGGAAGAGTTCACGCGTGGACTACCTTCTCTGCCAGAAGAGCTAAGAGAGTGGACAGATAGACTCATTAGAACAAAAGACTCGATCGGCAATTTACTCGCTTATCCTGGAGAACTGGCGGCTCAAACAATGACGTTACTTGAGGATGTGAAAGGTGTTGTCACTGACCCTATGCGCTCGCTCGATGTCTACGGCAACGTAATCAACAGATGGCAAGGTTCTCGTGCTGAGCTTGCGGTTACTGGTGGGCTAACTCGAAACATTGAAAGCGCAGATGGTTTCGCTAGCTCCGTATCTAAAGTTTCTAATCCTGCAAAGGAAAAGGCGATTTTAGCGAATGCTGATTCTTTCAAGCGTTTAGTTCTCAATTCTTCGGTAGCTGCTAAAGCATCCGCGATGGGTAACGCTGATATTAGTTTTGATCTAACGGACTCGGCAGAAACCGTTGAGAGTCTATCCGGTGCTGAAAGAAAGCGGCTATTAACGGGGCCACAATTAAAACAAATAGGTTATGAGGTTGCTAATCAGTTGGCCGAACGAGCCGCAGAAGCCGTTGAAATCGGTGATTCGTCTGTTTGGCGTCAGTTCAGAGTGCTGCGTCAGGCGGTGCTTTCTGATACCAGAGAGCGCGCTGAATTACTCCCTCAAGTCACGATTTATACACCGATAAGCACCGTTCCTGTTTCTCTAGTTGCTTGGCAAAAGAATGGCGACACTGAGACGCGCGAGAGTATTGTTAAGCGCAACGGTCTTTCAAATCCTGCCTTTATTTTGCCTTCAGATTCAATCGAGGTGATAAATGGCTGACGAAATTATTCTAAAAGCTGGCGGTCAGGTTTACGGTGGCTGGACTAAAATCAGCATCACTCGCTCTCTTGAGGCGATGTCAGGCTCTTTCGATTTGGAGCTTACTTGGAAATGGTTAGGTTCTAACGAAAAATATAAGGCGTTTGTTGACCCAATAAAACAAGGCCAAGCTTGCATCATTGAAATTGGTGGTGAGCGCGTTATTACTGGTTATATCGATGATTGGGTGCCAAGTTACGATGAAACTCAAGTTATCATATCGGTTTCTGGTCGCGATAAGACAGCGGACTTGGTGGACTGCTCTATTGATATGGCGTCGGGTCAATTTAATAACCAAACACTGGCACAAATCGCAAATACGGTTTGTAAGCCTTTTGGTATTAAAGTGATCGTGAAAACAGATGTTGGCGAAGTCTTTCAACGCATTCAAATCGAGCAAGGCGAAACGCCTCATGAACTACTTTCTCGTTTGGCTCGTCAACGCGGCGTTCTTCTTACCAGCGACACGTTTGGTAATCTGGTGATAACACGCCGGAGCAAAGAGCAAGCTGGTGTGTCTATTATCCTTGGCGAAAACGTTAAAGCGGCGCGTGGACGTTTTAGTTACCGTCAGCGTTTTAGTAATTTTAAGATCAAGTCTGTCGGTGCTGCATTTGGCTTTAACGACACTGCGGATTCTGTAACGGTGGGCGGAATTGAAGCGAATGTAAGAGACAGCGAAATTAAGCGCTATCGTCCTACGATTATCGTCAATGAGGAAATCACAACAGCGGACGGTGCAGCGAAGCGTGGTCAATGGGAAAGGCAAAGAAGCTTAGCTAAATCTAATGCAGCTGAATATACGGTGACAGGTTGGCGCATTCCTCAAACTGGTAAGCTTTGGAACTTTAATACCCTAGTTCCGGTTGTCGATGAAATCATTGGCATTAATAAAGAGCTTCTTATTTCCTCTGTGATGTTCAGTGAAGACGATTCAGGGCGTTTGGCTGTAATCAGCGTAGTCGAACCTGAGTCTTTCGATATCCCTGCACAAGTAGCAAAAGATACTGCTTTGAAGTACAGCTGGAAGACGGAGGAATCTAACTAGATGGATATTTATCGTTATGTTGAAAAGGCTTTAAATCCTATTCGCCGCCGTTTAGTTGGTATGCTAAGTCGTGCACTGGTAACAGGAATTGTTGAGGATTTGCAACGCCAGAACTTGCAGGTAAAAATCCATGCGGATGAATCTGGTGACAATATAGAACGCTTTCAAAACTATGGCATAAGCTCATACCCTCCTGTTGGCTCAGAAGCCATTCTGGCGGCGCTTGGCGGTAGTCTGGGTAATATGGTTGCTATCGCAGTTGAAGATAAGAAAGTTCGACCACAAGGTGAAATACATGATGTTTTCCTCTATCATTTGGAGGGTCACAAAGTACGCCTTACTAAAGATGGCAATATAATCGTTACAGCAACCGACGTTATTTTTGAAGCCGCCAACTCCCTCACTATTATTTCCCCTGAAACATTGATTCAAGGTCCTTTGCATGTGACAGGTGGAATCTCAACAGATCTAGGTATTTTTGCCACTGGTGGTATTACTTCTTCCAGTGTTGTTAGCGGCTCAGACTTGAGCGCTGGCGGGTTCAGTTACCTAGGCCACTTCCACGAGGATGCAGAGAATAGGAATACATCAGCACCAGTGGGTTAAGTATGAGCGCAAGCATCGTGTTCGACATGATGAAAAACACCGGATTGATTATCGAGGGCGGAAGTGTCGATGACACAATTTCTGCCCTCGTTTTGATCTCCCTATTCACAGATGCTCGTGCAGAAGAATCTGATACGCTCCCAGACCAGTCCGGTGACTTACGCGGTTGGCCTGGTGATACCTTTTACGATGCGCCTTGGGGCTCGAAGCTATGGCTGTTATATCGTGAAAAGCTGACCACTGACGTTCGTAACCGCGCGGTTAAGTACGCCGAAGATGCGCTTTCTTGGATGATTCAAGACCAAGGAGAAGGCCCTCTTGCATCGAGCGTCACGGTAACCGGTTCTATTCCTCGTTTCCAAACTCTTGCCTTGAATATCGAAATTACTAAACCTGATGGTGAATCCGTTTCGCTGTCGGTTTCTAAGTTATGGGAGGCGCAACGTGCCGTTTAACGTTCCTACACTTCGACAGCTGATTGAAAGCGGTTTAATAGACATTGAAGCCTCTTTAGATACGGTGCTGCCTAAGTTCGGTATTGAGCAAGCGCTTAACTCTGCGGTCAGTGGCAGCATTCGAGATCTTTATGACTATCAGACTTGGATTGTTCGCCAAATAATTCCGTCTACGGAATCAGAAGACCAAACCATCATTGATACGGCTCGCTATGAAGGCGTGATCCAAAAGTTGGCTTCAAATGCTTCTGGTCCTGTTTCCTTTTCTGGTAGTTCTCCTATTCCCGTTGACACAGTTATGACGCATTCAGATGGCCGCTTGTATCGAGTGACGCTATCTAATGCGCCATCAGGCGGGAGCGTAACAGTTGAGGTGGAATCTGAAGAAGCTGGCGCAGCCGGAAACCTAGCCCAAGGAGAAACACTGACACTTGTTTCTACAGTGCCAGGAGTACAGCCAAATGGCATTAGTGACGGCATTACAGGTGGTGCTGATGTTGAGTCTGTATCGTCAGTTTTAGAAAGATTGTTGTTTCGAAAGCGTAACCCACCAATGGGCGGTGCCGTTCATGATTATGTTGCTTGGTGTCGTGAAGTGCCTGGTGTTACGAGGGCATGGGCAGAAGACTCATACCAAGGCCCTGCAACAGTAGGCTACGCATTTGTATTCGATGACAGAATCGATATTTTGCCAACCTATCAAGATCAAGTGGCGATGACGGATTACATCTATCGCCATAGCGATCCAGCTACGGGAGCTGATGTTGGTAGACCAGGTGGAATTGAAGCTGTTTATATTCCACTACAGCTAAAAACGACAGACCTTGTGATTAACATTTCACCTGATACCACAGAGCTACGGCAAAGCGTAACAACTAGTATCGAAGGCTATATCAGAACACTAGGACCAGGCTCAACGCTTTTATTGAGTTCAATTCGAACAGCTATTGGCTCAACGACAGGAATTAATGATTACACGTTAGATCTTGATACGGACGTCACAGCTCTAGAAAACGAACTACATGCATTAGGAGTGATTACATGGGGCACACTGTAGAGCAGTGGGCTAACTCTATAATGTCACAAATGCCTAGGGGCATTTTGTGGCAGAGAGCAACGTCGTTAGACCTTTATAGGTACTCACTTGGCTATGCTCCAAGACTTGAGCAAGTTGAGGATAGTGCGGCTAGTTTGCTGTTTGAAATGCGGCCAGAGACAACGTTTGAATTACTTCCCGAATGGGAAGAGTACCTAGGTCTGCCAGAGTGTTCATCCAGTACAAGTTCTAATGTCGAATATCGTCGATTTGCCGTAGTGGAAAAGTATCATCGGAAAGGTGGTTTGCAAGCATGGAATATTCAGAAGCTTGCAGAAGACCTTGGATTTACTGTCTCTGTAGATGAGGTCTTTCCTCACCACTGCTTACGAGGGTGCACATATCCACTTTGGGAGCAAAGATACCGATACATTATGCGCATCACTGTATTCGGTATCCCAGGTGCATTCATGACCTGCCTTGATGATGTTTTAACGCCACTTCTAACGAGTGATGCTGGCGTTCTTGAGTGTACGTTGAATCGATACAAGCTGGCTGGCATGTATTACGAGTTCTACTACGCAAATGAATAACAATGACGCGTTAAACGGCGTTTGAATCGTTTTTGAATTGGGAGATTCGCATGCATCCTTTACAAAATGGCTCTCAAGTAACAGAGCGTCCAGCTAATAAGCCAAGAACAGGTTTACCTGGTTACTTCACTGAGTCTGGTGAAAACAATGTTCCTAGTTACCCAGGTGCTGACTGGTTTAACCATGTAATTGATGAGTTTCAAAATTTACTTGAAGCTCAAAATGTTGCATTCGACCCCGATAAAGATGACCACTTAGCTCGTCTGATCACTAAAGTTTCCCAGACTCCTAACTTCAGTTTTCAAACAGTTCAAGAAGCCATCGGAATGTTTGCTGATAAGCAGATAACTCCTTTTGTAGGGCAAAGAGTTGTCACAAGCTTCTTTAACGCTCAAATTGAACAGGTATGGACTGTTGTCGATACCAATCCTTTACCAAATGAATTTGGTTTCGCGATTACAGGGACGGGCTTGTATCTAAAGGAGAGTTCAAACCAAAAGTATTTTGAATCTTTTGGAGCATATGGTAACGGAATTGATCTTGATGATAGCGCATTTTCTTTTGCTAAATCTTATGCAGGAACGGTCTTAGGTCAACCAGAATCTACTTACAATATTAGCCAATCCTATGACCTTACCAATACGGCGAAATGGAATGGTAACTGGGCCAAAATAAAGTTAACGGGTAATAATTACTTTGTGACAGTTTCGGGCGGTTGCAAGATTGAAAACTTTGATGTTGATGGGTTAGATGAAGACCATACAGCTTACCCCGTCAGCATTGCTACCCCATCAATAAGCGCTCAAGTTGGAGATATGATTTACCGAAACTTTCACGGTAAAACATCAACTCAAACCTATCCGTTGAAAATTCCCGCTTATGGGGCAAAGAATTTCACCGTTGGTAATCAAAAGTTTTTTAATATCCTGCAAGACGATGATGGAGCTGTTACAGGCAAAGGATTTGTTGGCGGTGTTTATTTGGTTGGCGTTGACTCTGAAGTTGCACTTGGTAAGTCATATGGGACTGTGGGAGACATCTACGGAGATGTGATCAAGTCTGTTGATGCTGGGCTCGGTGTCGTTCAAGACTCGGACCTAGTCAGAATGTTTGCCGAAACACCGGAAACAACTCAACAGTTTGATATTACATTTGGAAATGTTGTCGGTAGAAACGTATATAAACGCATCGTCAAAGGTGCCTCATTGCCTGGCGTCAAATTCGGCGATATTTGGTCATTCAATCCTCAGGAAGCGTCAGAAAGTTATACCTTATTTGCTGTTGTTGAATGTTTAGGTACAGCTAAGAACCTTAAGTTTGGAGATATTTATTCTGAAGGCCCTTCTGAAAGAAATGTTTGGATGAAAGGGAATGGCAATAAATGTGGTGATATTTTTGATGGAGCTGGTGCCTCCGGTGTCATTTTTGGTGGACCAGGAGATCAAGCAGTGTCCTGTCAAGTTGGCAACTTACTTGGTCGTGGGTTAAATGATAACTCTCAACAAGGTATAGCTGTTAACTTTTTTAATGCAGACAAATGTCAAGCAGGGAATATCACAGGTTTGTTTGCTGTTTCGGTTAATACAGATACCGAAAATGTTGGTAACAACACCGTCGGAGATATTACCTGTAACGGCCGTATTAACGCCGTTTACGGCAGTACTACCATTGGCAATATTGACGTAGATATAAGACCAACCCCTGTTGCTGGCAGTCACTTCATCCTCGGAGAGAGTGTAAAACTCACAACAGCTGAAATTACCACGGATGGCCGAGTTACACTTAGCGTTACTGGCTCTGATGTAAATGTAGATTTAGGCCAAACACGTATTATTAGACGTACAAATGCGAATGGGGTTGCCGATAACCACAGTGTTTTCACTACGGCGTCTGCAATTGGCGGAATGCTCAGAGGTAAAGTAAATATAGAGGTACGAGCAACCGTTCCTGGTACGCCTTCAGGTTCAGCTGGTAAAACGTTGGCATACTTTACTAACGTAAATATTGATGATTTTGATTTATCGTTGGATGTCCGTGTATCAACAAGAGGATCTACGGGTTTCCATTACTGGTTTAATGGTGTAGACGGTCAAGCTAATCGTATTGCCGTAAAATCGTTTATTAGTTTGGTAGGTTCACAACTAAATGGCAACCTAGGCATTAGTAAACTGGAAAACTTAGTTCCTGGTGGTTCAACGGTTTCATGTTCTGGTGAAGTTAATATTGGTTTTGCAGAGAAAGAAGCAGCTTCAACGATTAGTGGCGCAAGTTATGCGCCTAACATTACTAATTCATCGAGGTAGATATGATAGTTTATTGTTGTGGTAATGGGTGCGGGGAATGCACCCAAACAGAAGGTAAAAGTGACTGTTGTGATGCTCCAGTTTTCAAGTGGGATACCGAAGATGGGGTTATAGTCACTGACCCTGAGTAA